TGCGGGTCTTGCTTATGATCAACTCTAAAAAAGAAACCCAATACATTTTTTGTTATTGGGATGAACCAATTAATAATCAAATAAAAATCAAAGATGAAAAAACAAGTAGTAATTCCAGTAGGCAAAAGGTTACTGATAAAAAGAAAAGCAGCAGAAACAAAAACAGCTTCGGGTCTAATCATACCTGAAATAGCACAAAAGAAAGAGTTTAAAGGAACTGTTGTTGGTGTAGGTGCTGATGTTGCAGAAATTAAAATAGGTGATGAGGTGCAATATGCTGATCACGCTATGCCAACTCCAATGGAACATGATGGTAAAGAACATTTATTATTGCAATCTGGTGATGTGTTTGCAATTATAAGATATGAGTAGATCTATACCTACATATGATTCAGGTAACTGGTCTATAACAGAGTTTGAAAATGATTCTGATTTTCAGGAATACATATACTCTTTATTCAAAGAGCCAGGTGAATATGACTTTGATGAAACAAGTTATATATTCAATGAAGAGGCTAAAAGATTTAATAAAGAAGGTTTATATTGTAGTTCTCCTTTTAGATCAAAAGACTTTATGTCTTATTGGGATGATCAGAAGAACAAATGTAGGGAGGGTGTAATTTACAAGAATAAAGATAAGACTTGGTATTTAACTAGGGATTATTATATGTGGTTGAATTTTCTACCAATATTTGATAAAGAAGAAAAAAAATATGGTTTTGCTAAAGTTAGAGATGCACAATATCATATGGCTTTATATGAACTATTAGCAGAGCTAAACAATCAACATTCAGCAATATTAAAAAAACGTCAGATTGCTTCTTCTTATTTCCATATGGGTAAGATAATTAATACCTATTGGTTTGAAGAAGGTAGTACGTGTAAAATTGGAGCATCATTAAAAGATTATATTAATGATAAAGGTTCCTGGAAATTCCTAGAAGAATACAAAACCTTCTTAAACGAACATACAGCTTGGTATAGACCTAGTAATCCTGAAAAGGTTTTACTATGGCAACAGCAGATAGAAGTTAAGGTAGGAAACAGAAAAACTTCACGTGGTTTAAAATCTAAAATACAAGGGGCATCATTTGAGAAAAATGCAACAACTGGTGTAGGTGGACCATGTTCATACTTCTTTCATGAAGAGGCAGGTATAGCACCAAAAATGATGCAAACTTATGAGTACCTACGTCCTGCAATGTCTTCAGGTATGGTTACTACAGGAATGTTTATTGCAGCAGGATCAGTTGGTGATTTGGAACAATGTAATCCCTTGAAGGATATGATACTCAATCCAAGTGCTAATGATATATATGCTGTAGAGACTAACCTTATGGATGCAGAGGGTACAATAGGTATGGCTGGTTTGTTTATACCAGAGCAATGGTCTATGCCTCCATACATTGATTCTTATGGAAACTCAGAAATAGAGGAAGCAATTATAGCTATAGACAATGAAAGAGCAAGATGGAAGTCTGAATTAGGACCTGAACAGTTTCAATTAAGAATATCTCAGAAACCAAAAAATATAGCTGAAGCTTTTGCATATAGAAAAGCATCAGTTTTTCCACAAGGTATATTGTCAAAACAATTAAAAAAGATTGAAGAGAAAGAATATTCCTATGAACTATTAGATCTTGAAAAAGAACAAGATGGTATTGTAGCAAAACGTACAACTAAATTACCTATATCTGAGTTTCCAGTTAATAAAAAACAAACAGATAAAACTGGATCTATAGTTGTGTGGGAAAGACCTGCTAAGAAAAAACCAGACTTTGGAGCATATTATGCTTCTATTGATCCCGTGTCAGAAGGTAAAACAACAACTTCTGATTCTTTATGTAGTATATATGTTTACAAAAATGCTACTGAAGTTACTAGAACAACTGTTTCTGGAGATATAGAACAGTTTATAGAAAAAGATAAAATTGTTGCAGCATGGTGTGGAAGATTTGATGATATAAATAAAACACATCAAAGGCTAGAGTTAATAATAGAATGGTATAATGCATGGACTATTGTTGAGAACAATATATCATTGTTTATTCAACATATGATTGCTAGAAAAAAACAAAGATATCTTGTACCTAAACAACAAATACTTTTCTTAAAAGATCTTGGATCTAATAGAACAGTTTATCAAGAGTATGGATGGAAGAATACAGGTACTTTATTTAAAAGTCATTTAATATCATATGCAATTGAATTTATAAGAGAAGTCATAGATGAAGAATTAGATGATGATGGTGGTGTGATGAATCAAACATTGGGTGTAGAAAGAATACCAGATCCTATGCTAATTAAAGAAATGTCTGCGTATTATCCTGGACTTAACGTGGATAGATTAGTTACGTTTGGTGCACTTGTTGCTTTTGCCAAAATACAACAATCAAATAGAGGTTATAGTAAAAGACGGGAATCAGAAGGAGAATCTTTGGTAAATTCAGAAAAAATAAGTAAATTAAAGTATACCAGTGCGTTTAAAAATATAGGTCGTAGGAGATCTGGCTTAGGTGGTAATAGAAGACGCTCAGGTTTTAAGAATATTAAATAGAATCTAGATGAGAGTATTAAATGCAATGCAACTTAAGAACGGTGCTAAGGCGGAAAGTGGACCAACATTTTCTAGTTTAACGCAACCTACACAGTTTTTAACATATAAAAAGAAAACTGATGATTGGGCTGCATGGAATCTAGATTGGCTTGAATTGCAGGGTATAGAATTTTTACGTATCAATTCTAGACGCTTACTTAAAAACTATAAGCTTGCTAAAGGTATTATTGATAAAACAGATTATATTGTAGAGCCAGATAATGACTACAAAGATATGATGGATGTTTTAACTGCTGAGAATGAATCAGCATTGGAATTAAAGTTTTATCCAATTGTACCTAATGTAATAAACGTTCTTACAGGTGAGTTTGCTAAAAGATATTCTAAAGTACAATTTAGAGCTGTTGATGATACATCTTATAATGAGATGCTTGAGCAAAAAAGAGTTCAAATAGAAGAAACACTACTTGCTGAAGCAGAAACTAATCTAGTTTTAAAGATGGTAGAAATGGGCATGGACCCAAGTTCTAAAGAAGCACAGCAACAACTTAATCCTGAAACATTAAAAACTTTACCGGAGATAGAAGACTTTTTTAGTAAGTCATATAGAAGTATGGTTGAAGAATGGGCATCTCATCAATTAAATGTAGATGAGGAGAGATTTAAAATGCAGGAGTTAGAAGAAAGAGGCTTTAGAGATATGCTAATTTCTGATAGAGAGTTTTGGCATTTCCGTATGTTAGAGGATGATTATGATGTTGAGTTATGGAATCCTGTATTAACATTTTATCAAAAATCACCTGATCAAAGATATATATCAGATTCAAATTACGTAGGTAAAATAGATTTGATGACTGTATCTGATGTTGTTGATAAGTATGGATACTTGATGGATGAAAAACAATTAAAGTCTTTGCAAAAGATTTATCCTGCTAGATCAGCACAATATCAAGTTAATGGATATCAAAATGATGGATCATATTATGATGCTACAAGATCCCATGAGTGGAATACTCAAATGCCTGGATTATCATACAGACAATACACTAGCAATTATTGGAATGACCCAGCAACTGGTGGTGATATTATAAGTGAAATATTAGATCAGAGTGAAGACATGACTCCATTGGATGAAGGAAACCTGATGAGAGTATCAACTATATATTGGAAGACTCAAAGAAGAATAGGTCACTTAACCAAAATAGAATTAGATGGTTCTGTTACTCAAGAGATAATAGATGAGACATTTAAGATAACTGAGAAAGCTGTATATGATACATCTATATTCAAAAATAAAACTAAAGAAAACCTTTTACAAGGAGAGCATATAGAATGGATATGGATTAATGAAGTATGGGGTGGTGTTAAAATAGGACCAAATTTACCAGCAATGTGGAGATCAACAATGGGTGATAACATAAACCCTATTTACGTTGGTATTAATAGAACTAAACCTGGAAGAATACCTTTTCAATTTAAAGGAAACAATACATTATATGGTTGCAAACTCCCTGTAGAGGGTAGAGTTTTTTCAGACAGAAATACAAAATCTACATCATTAGTAGATTTAATGAAAGCGTATCAAGTTGGATATAATATGGTTAATAACCAAATTGCTGACATTCTAATAGATGAATTAGGAACAGTAATAATGTTTGATCAGAATGCTTTACCACGTCACTCTATGGGTGAAGACTGGGGCAAGAACAATTATGCAAAAGCATATGTAGCAATGAAAGATTTCCAAATGCTACCTCTTGATACATCTATTACTAATACTGAGAATGCAACTAACTTTAATCACTATCAAACTCTAAACATGGAGCAGACTAGTAGATTAATGTCTAGAATTCAACTTGCAAATTATTTTAAACAACAATGTTTTGATGCAATAGGAATTAACCCACAGCGTCTAGGAGGTGCTGTATCAGCACAAACAGCAACAGGTGTAGTTCAGGCTATGCAACAATCATATGCACAAACAGAAATGTACTTTGTACAACACTCAGATCAGTTAATGCCAAGAGTACATCAAATGAGAACTGACTTAGCTCAGTATTATCAAAGCACAAATCCAAGTGTAAGATTAAGTTATATTTCATCAGAAGCAGAGAAAGTTAACTTTTCAATAAATGGAACTGATTTATTGCTGAGAGACTTTAATATTTTTGCTACAACTAAAACAAATCATAGAGCTATCTTAGAAAGTCTTAAACAGATGGCACTACAAAATAATACTACAGGCGCAAGCATTTATGAATTAGGTAATATTGTTAAAGCTGACTCAATAGCTGAAGTAACAGATATCTTAAAAGATTCACAAGAGCGTGTTGAAAAACAAAGAATGCAAGAAATGCAACAGCAGCAAGAAATGCAACAGCAACAAATCCAAGCTAAACAACAAGAAGATCAAATGAAACTTCAAGTTGAAATGGAAGAAAATGATAAAGACAGAAAGAATGACGTTTTATTAGCAGAAATAAGATCTGCAGGTTATGGATCAATGGTTGATATAAATGAAAACAAAAAATCTGATTATCAAGATGCTATGAAAGATATCAGAGAATCACAGAAGTATCAAGATCAAATGAATCTTAAGCGTGAAGAAAATGTTGCTAAATCAGGAATGGAAAAAAATAGATTGCAAGTTGAAAGAGAAAAAATTGCTGCTCAAAAAAGTATAGCACAGACTAAACTTGATATAGCTAAAGAGAATAAAAACAAATATGACGTATCTTCTACTAAAGAAAAGAAAGATAAAAAATAAGTGTTAGCTATATACTGCAAAAAACTTTTCAAATTTTCAAATATTATAAGTTTATTATAAAAGTTTATTCTTATATTATATATGTATAGAAAGTTTAATATTAAAACCAACAAATATTATGAGTACTGAAACAACAACAGAAAGTAAAACTGTGAATAGTAAAGTAGAGCAAGTAGACATAAACTTAGATGAAATTTTTGCAGCAGCCCCAGGTGCAGCAGAAGTAACTTTACCTGAAGAGAAACCTGCAAAAAGCATTTTTTCAAGAGGAGAGAAAGCTGACATGTCATTTGCTGATCCAGATGTTACAGATACAGATGACTTAAATGCTAAAGTAGAAGAAAAAGCAGAAGTAGAAAATACTACTGTTAATGAAGATGAAACTAAATCTACTGAAGATGTTAAAGAAGAAGTAAACATTGATGAGGTTATTAATTCAATAGATGAGATAACTGAAGAAGATGAAAAGAAAGAAACTAGAGGTAGAAAAAAGATCTCAGGAATTACAGATGTATTTTCAAAGCTTATTAAGGATGATAAAATAGTTCCTTTTGATGATGATAAAGAATTAGAAGATTATACCGCAAAAGACTGGGAAGAATTAATTCAAGCAAACCTTGAAGAAAAGGCTAATCAAGTTAGGAGAGAAACTCCAAAACAATTTTTTGATAGTCTGCCACAAGAATTACAAATAGCAGCACGCTATGTAGCAGATGGTGGTCAAGATATGAAAGGTTTATTTGCAACTTTAGCTAGTGTTGAAGAAAACAGACAGCTAAATACTAAAAGTGAAAAAGACCAAGAAAAAATTATTACTGAATACTTATCTGCAACTGGGTATGGTAACTCAGAAGAGATTGCTGAAGAAATTGAAATTTGGAAAGATTTAGGTAAGCTTGAATCACAAGCTAATAAGTTCAAGCCTAAGTTAGACAAAATGCAAGAAAAGATTGTAGCAAGAAAACTTCAAGAACAACAACTGAAGAAAAAGCAACAAGAGCAAGCATCTCAACAATACATGAAAAATGTATATGAAACATTAAAATCAGGTAGTATAGGAGAAATTAAATTAGATAAGAAAACACAAGCCATGATATATAATGGTTTAGTACAACCTTCTTATCCTTCTGTTAGTGGTAAGAATACTAACTTACTTGGACATTTATTAGAAAAATATCAATTTGTTGAGCCAAACTATGGTTTAATATCTGAGGCATTATGGTTATTGCAAGATCCAGATGGATACAAAGCAAAGATTATGGATAAAGGTGCTCAGAAAACTATAGAAAAAACGGTAAGAAAACTTAAGACTGAACAATCTAATGCTGGTGGGTCTACATCTTTAGGAGTTAAAGATAAAGAACCAACCGCTCAGAGAACAGCTAAAAGAAAAATACCAAGAGCTAACAACATATTTAAACGAATTTAATTAAGTAAATTAAATATAAACAATAATTATTAATCAAAAACAATCAAAATTATGGCAACTCCAGTTTTAAATAATGGGATTTTCCTACGTGATACAAGCTATAAAGCTAGTTCTCATGTTGATTCTTATCACCTTACCCAAATGCTTGGATCTTCTGAGCCTATGGATATGGGACCAATTGATTTATGGGCTATGACCCAAAAGGTAGAAATGCCTTTATATCAAATGGCTTCTTTTGGTGGAAAGAATACAATATTAGTAGACAATGCTAGAGGTGAGTACAAGTGGCAAACTCCTATTGCACAAGATCTACCTTACATAGTAGCAGACATTGAACCAGCTAATGATAGCAAAGGTATTGATGGAACTCTATTTAAAATTAAGATCAACAAAAGAACATTTGGACATGGTGACATTATTACTTATGATAAGTATAATGGACTTGAACTTTACATCACAGCTGATGATATTATCCCAGCAGGTGACGGTTTTGTTTACACTGTTCAATTAGTTAACAACAACAACGCAGCAATCTTAGATAACAAGTATCTTGCAAAAGGAACTAAGTTCTTTAGAAAAGGTTCTGCAAGAGGTGAGTATGGAGAAAGATTCTCTGATATTGAAACAGGTTCTGGTTTCCGTGAATTCTACAACTTTGTAGGAGGAGCTGAAGCACATGTACACTATTCAGTATCTTCAAGAGCAGACTTAATGATCAAAGGCGGATTGAACGCTGATGGTACAGTACCTGTAACTGAAATTTGGAGAAACTTTAATACTGACCCTAACAATCCATCTGTACCTAGTATTGAAGGATTAGTAGCTAATATGGGTAAAGCAGGTGCTAGAGAAGCGTTTGAAAATGGAAGTTTGACAAGAACATTCATTACAAATATGGAAGCAGCACACTTATCTAAAATTGCTACGGATATTGAAACTTACCTTATGTGGGGTAAAGGTGGTAGAATTAAGCAAGATGGACCAGATGATATTAGATTATCTGTAGGTTTATGGTCACAGTTAGATAACTCTTTCAAGAGAGTATATAACAAGTCATCATTTACTCTTGACATGTTTAAGTCTGAGCTTTACAACTTCTATCAAGGTAAAGTTGAATTCAAAGGACCAGACCCACAAAGATCACTTGTTGTACAAACAGGTATTGGTGGTATGCAACTAATCAACAAAGCAATTGCTGATGAAGTGTATGGTTCTGGTTTAGTACAAAATGCATCTGACATTGGAGCTGTTAAAGGTTCTGGTATGGATTTAGATTATGGTTTTGCTTACACAAGCTTTACTATTCCTTTCTTAGCTAACGTTAAGTTTGTATTGAATCCAGCATTTGATAACTTAAATACTAATGACATTGAGAATCCATTAATTGACGGAAGACCTCTAAGTTCATATAGCTTTATTATCTTTGATGTTACTGATGAAGGAAATGACAACATTCACTTGTTGAAACTTTCTTGGGATAATCAACTTAAGTGGTTCTACCAAAATGGTACTATGGACTACATGGGAAGAACTCAAGGGTTTGCATCTTCTGGTAACTTTAATGGATATAGAGTATACATGACTCAGACCATGCCAGCAATATGGGTTAAAGATCCAACCAAAGTTCTTAAAATTGTAATGAGAAACCCTGTTACAGGAGGATCATTCTAAGAACTATAATTAAAGGGGAGGGGCTAATACCTCCTCCCTTTTTATTTTTAACCTTTAAATATAATAATAATGGGAGCACCAAAACAAATAACTAAGTTGAAGCAACAATTTGAAAGCCCAGCTTATGACGGTGTATCAAGAGCAGAAACAGGAAATGCTAGATTGCTACATGTAAATGAAGTAATTAGTTGGGTACGTGATGTAGCCAGTTCTGATTCATACGCTGATGAAGCGGCAGCAGTAGCAGCCGGTTTAAAAAAAGGTGATATATATCATACAGAAGGAGCTTTAAAAATTGTTATAGGATAAAAGTCAAAAAACTTTAGCAAGGGTAAAACCTTGCTTTAGAAATTAGTAATAATAAATGTACATAAATATGTACTTTTGACTGTGAGTAATAATTATTAATTAAAACCAAAAACAAAGATGAGTGATTACACTATTGTAGAAAAGTATCAACAGAAGAAAAATCAAACTGTTGCTGTACGTCCATTTTTTAATCCCAATAGAGAAAACATGGGGTTAGAAAAGTATGGTCTATCATTACATGATGGAGTATACCATGAAGAGTCTTTAGCATGTTTAGAAATGAACGGTGTTAAAAGATATGTAACAGGATTAAACGAATTTGCACCTGAAGTAAAAAAGCTAGCACCAAAAGAAAAAAAGGCTAAGATTAAAGAAATTAGATCAGTAGTTGCTGAATTAGAAGCATCTCTTGCTGCTAATGTGGTTGATCCAGATGATAAAGACTTTTGGAATAACTTAACCATTATGAGCCCTAATAATGATAAATTTTGGGACAAGATTAGTATAAGATGTGGTAATGAGCCAGTATTTTTAGATCCAGAATTAGACCCTTATGATAGAATTAAACTTCATGCAATTAAGGCAGGAGGATTTTCTATTGTTGCTAAATCTTTAAAAGATGCTAAGGCTAGCCCTAAAGGAGTTAAGTTCTATTTGGATACTTTAGAAGAATCATTAACTACAAGAACTGAATTAACGAAAGTTAGAAATAAAGCATTAGTAGAATTACAAACAATGTTTGATAGTAATCCAACTAAGTTAATGTATGTTTCTAAAATATGCGATGTCAATAGTGTACAGTATGTTAAATCAACACCTAATGATATACTATATGAAAACATGGATGATTACATTCAAGGACATGGTAGTGAATCAAATAAGAAAAGAGCAGCTCAAAACTTTCTAGATGTTGCAACACTATCAATGGAAGAAATAAAGCTAAGAGCTCTTATTAAAGATGCATTGTTTTATAGATTTTTAGCTACAAAAGCAGGTGGATGGATTGAGCCTTTAGATAGTGGAGTAAGGTTAGGTAAATCACCGG